ACCTGGAGCGTTTATTGCAAAACCAGCATACTTAGCTCTGTTTCCTACATATAAATCTTGACCCATTTTTGCTGTAGGCACTCTTGCATTTTTGAATACTCTTTCGGTTCTAGCAGGAATCATAAAGTAAGGTGTATCTGGGTTTCTCTTTCGTGTAGGTCTTACAGGAGTTTTGGATACGACCCAGTTTTCACCGAATGTTCCTGTCCACCAAGGACCATCCTCAGTCAAAGAGTGTACTATGTCTTTTGCTAATTGTTTTCTGCCTTTTAAGATTACTTTTCTTAAGTCGGGAGTCAGTTTTGAAATTGGTTTTCTACTAGGCATTGGCAGTAAAGTCGCAACTTACGACAGATAAAAAGTGGCTATCTCCTTCTATTGTGACAGCAGTTGGTCCTTCGATTGCAGATACTCTAGGAGTTACTGAAAATGTATCTGAGTATCCAGGTGCATTTACTGAAATCAATCCATCAATAACTGATTCGGCTATTGCAGATGCTACGGCACTTCCTTTATTTGGTGGTGTCAAAATTCCACATCTTATAGAACCAGAGTAATAATCTTGAGCAGCACCATGAGTTTGTGTAGTTGCTTGTGCAAAATTAAGGCTCACCATTACATACTTCTTATTATTACCTGGAGTTGTAAAAGGCATATTATCAAATACGACTGTTACTGTGTTGTCAGCAGCAACTACAGCAGTTTTGATTGCTGTTTCAAATGCTGCTCGTGCGTTTACTAAAGTCATTAGAAAATAACGTCAATTCTAAATAGATATTCTTGACCGCCACGCAAAGTTCTTACATCTGTAATCTTTGCAACTCTGGTCGATCCAGAAAATGTGAGGGTGATTTCATCTGATAATAGAGGTTGGCTATCTCCTATGAGATCAGGTGTTATAAAAACTCTAGCTATGTTTTCTTGGAATCCTGTTTCTTCGCTGGATTGTATAAATTCAACGGGAACTTTTATTGTGTAACTGGTGTCACTGGTAGTTACTGCACCAGTAGATGTGTTGTATGATGTAGATGATTTTCTAGTGTAGATAATAGTTGTGTCTAATGAGTCTCCTAATTGAGACACCACCTGTTTTGCAATCTGTTTTAGTGCTGTGTCTAGTTGTCCTGCCATTATCCTCTAACCACCCTAAGTTGGAAACTGCCAGCACCGCCTAGCATATACGCTCCAAGATAACTTTGTAACCAAGGATAAACGTCAAGAATATTATTTACAGATCCAGTTCCCTGACTTGCAGTATTGTACTTAACTTGAATATCTCCCAACTTAACTTCTTCAAAATTACCATCTTTACCAGTAGTTCCTGTAATAGCATCTGTATCATTTGCCAAAG